TGCGTGGTCATAGAAATCCTCGTGCCAGCAATATTCATGGACCAATGACCAATGATTACGACAGTGGATATCATGCCGGTGTAATGAAGAGAGAAAAAGGTGTGGCGGAAGGTGATGATCGAACTGTTGCTAACATCAAAAACTACGAGCGAGAATTGGCCAAATATAAAAAATTCAATGCCAATGGAGCACATGATGTCAAAATCAAAAATCTTGAAAAAATCATAGCCAACTTAAAATCAAAACAAGGCATGGCGGAAGGCCCTAACGATGGAACTGATGATAATTTTAACATAGACGATATCAAAAGATTGGAAAAAATACGGGACCTAGAAACTCTCAAAGCACAGGCCAAGGAATTGATCAAAGGCAAGCCTGTCCGTAGGATGAAACCAGAAAAGATAAGTTTTTTTTACAATCGCATAGATGATCTTAAAAATCCAGTAGCGGTGATTAAGATGATGTATGATTTAATGTTAGCAGGTGAAGGCCAAAAAGTTATCGGCAGCAGATATACCATGTCTCCAAATTCATACAGAGCACGGTTTGGTGAGTCACCGATGGAAGAAGGCTGGGGCATGGGCGGATATGCCACTGCTGTCGCTTCACAAATCCAGCCAGGCAAAGGAGTTGACAAAGAAATGCCAGAGGGTGATGAATACAACGAATACGATGACGAAGTAGATATGGTTGAAAACAATCTACACACTATTATCAGAGCCTGTAAAGATCTAGCAGATGTATTGATTGCTGGTGAAAATATGCCAGAGTGGGTAGAAGAAAAGATCAGCATGGCTAAACAAAACATGGTCACAGTAGCTGAATACATCCAAAGCCAACACGAACAAGGACATGTTTACAAAGAAGCAGGGCATCCTGATGAAAAAGAAGACAAAGAACTTATCCGCAAGATGGTTAAAAGAGCGGCACTTAAACAAGAGACTAACGATCCTTACATGGCCGAGTTACACGCTCGCCTTGCTGAGAAAATTCCTAAGAATGCACCTGTAAAGGCCTATATTGATGATTTTGCCAAAGCAGCCAAAACTCCTAATGCCAAAGGACATCATCAGTTCAAAAACAAGAGTCCTGAGAAAGTTCGTCAAATGGCTATTGCGGCTAGTTATGGTGCTAAGAATCCCAGCAAGAAAAAATAATGAGAGCCAAAGAATTTATCACCGAAGACCAAGAATGGACTGATAGTCAAAAGGAAGCAGTTCCTAATGTCAGCAGTGTCGGCGTACCCGGATTACCGATAGGACCTACTAATTATTATCACAAATATAGATTAGGTGTGCACATGGCCGGCAGTCCCGATGATACACATGATTATCCTGTAACAGGCCAATTTGCAGATGATATGGTTATGGTTGGATATAGTCAAGCAGAGCGTGATATCATTGCCAACAGTCTAAAAAAGTTTGGGTATACTCCAAAAAAACTCAGCACCAAGGGTAGTAGAGAAACTGAAGATGTACATAAAGTCAGCCCAGTCAGCAACTGGATGTCCAAGAAATCTTAATTGTAAAAAATTATAATATTAAATAATCATAAGGCCGCTTATGAATTTAATACTCAGTGACAATCAATTCAACAATCAAGGTTATTGGACTAACCCGATATATAATATAACTCCAACCAAAAAAGATCTAGAACTGTTTGATCAAAATGGTTATGATCTTACAGATTTAGAAAAACACTATGCTAGAACTAATCTAACAGAAATTTTTTCTCATAGATCTCATAGGACAGCAATTAAGCAAGATTGGTTTACACAAGAAGATTCAATAGAAGGCAGTGTATTGAATCATAGTTGTATATTTGAAAGAAAAGGATATTCAGGAGCCGCACGAGAACAACTGCTGTCTTGGGCCAAGGATCTTCCTTTGTTGCATCAGTTGCTAAGCCTTAGACCAAAATGGGGATTAGACTTTAGCATGGACTATGTGGACAGACACGGAAATGCTTTTGAAGTACTGCATTGGGAATATGATGGATTTAATTTTGATGAAATTCAAGAACAAAAGATATATCAAGAACAGATTCTTGCTGATATAGATTGGAATGATGCAGCCAAATCTATACTGTCTCGTAAGAATGAATGGCATGATTTAGACTTTTTTGCACAAAGTGATTGGAAGTGCGATTACTTTGGAATTACACACGAAAAATTTAAGATGGTTGCCTGGCAATAATTGTTTGACATTTATAATGTAAATCTATATACTCAAGTATAGGAGATTTTTATGAGTAAAGCATTTGGTGCACCAGAGCAAGCAAAAATTAAACAAATCATCGCAGAAGGAATGACTGTGATGCAGGAAATTCAAGACCTTACAGAAGGGTTGAATGAAACAATCAAAGCAGTGGCAGAAGAACTTGAAGTCAAACCTTCAGTGATCAAAAAAGCAATTCGTATTGCACAAAAAGATCAATGGGATCAAGTATTCCGTGAATTTGATGATCTCGAAACTATTGTTGATATAAGTGGCCATGCCAATCGCCGGGAGGAATAATGAATGACCTACTCTACGGAATCTTCCGCTGGATCAGAGAAGATTACAGAAGTCATCCAGTACGTTTTTGTCTTGAGATCATTGCTTGGGCTATATCTGTTGGCTGTTCTATCACTATGGCCCTCTCCGTGCCTAATCCTCCTCTTCTTATCTTGTACCCAGTCTGGATTACAGGTTGTCTTCTTTATGCTGGGTGTGCTTACAGTAGGCGTTCCTTTGGTATGTTGGCTAATTATGGACTTCTTGTTACTATAGATTCTATAGGCCTAATTAGGATGCTGATAAATAATGCGTAAGGCAAGATCAGCCACAAGTGATCATAAAATAAGGTTGCCGGCCATAAGCGGTAGGAGAATAAAAATATGTCGTATGTAGATGCCAAGTGGGATCGCGAGAAGGACATTGTGTATGTCGTTGAACGAGATCCAAAGAAAGGGCGACTCTATCAAGAGTATCCAGCCCGTTATATGTTTTACTACCCAGATCAACGGGGCAAGTACAAATCAATCCATGGTGAGAATCTTAGCAAAGTCACTGCACGAAGCTGGAAAGAGTTTGCCAAAGAACAAAAAATACACAGTGGTCACAAATTATATGAAAGTGACATCAATCCTGTATTCCGTTGTCTAGAAGAAAACTATCTAGGCAAAGAACCTCCAAAACTAAATGTAGCATTTTTCGATATTGAGGTAGACTTTGATCCCGAGAGAGGTTATGCATCACCAGAAGATGCATTCATGCCAATCACTGCTATTGCTATTCATCTGCAATGGATGGATACATTGATATGTCTTGCTATCCCACCAAAAACATTAACAATGGAACAAGCACAAGAACAGGTCAAAGAGTTTCCTAACACTATCTTGTTTGAAACAGAATATGAGATGTTAGATACCTTCTTAAACATCATTGAAGATGCGGATGTATTGAGTGGTTGGAATTCAGAAGGCTTTGATATTCCTTATACAGTCAACAGAGTAACTAAAGTACTAAGTAAAGAAGATACTCGTAGATTTTGCCTATGGGGTCAAATGCCTAAGAAAAGAGAATACGAAAAATATGGAAAAGCGGCTGTTACTTATGATCTTATTGGTCGGGTCCATCTTGATAGCCTTGAGCTCTACCGCAAATATACCTATGAAGAACGCCATACATATAGGCTAGATGCCATAGGCGAGATGGAGATTGGGGAAACTAAAACAGTTTATGAAGGTACACTTGATCAGTTATACAACAATGACTTCCGTAAGTTTATTGAATACAATCGTCAAGACTGTGCATTGTTAGATAAGTTAGATAAGAAACTTAAATTCTTAGACCTAGCCAACACCATTGCACATGAGAATACTGTGCTATTGCAGACAACAATGGGTGCGGTGGCTGTAACTGAACAAGCTATTGTAAATGAAGCACATCATAGAGGTATGATTGTACCAAGTCGTCCTAAGCGTGATGAAGATGCAAATAATCAAGCCGCAGGTGCGTATGTTGCATATCCTAAGAAAGGATTACATGACTGGATTGGATCAATGGATATTAATTCACTGTATCCATCAGTGATTCGTGCGCTGAATATGGGTCCAGAAACCATTGTTGGACAATTACGCCAAGACTATACCAATGCTGAAATTGAAGCTAAAATGGCCAAAGGATCGTTTGCCGCGGCATGGGAGGGCAAGTTTGGTAGTAACGAATATGAATTTGTTATGAGTCAAGATCGTGCCCATGATATTATCATTGATTGGGAAAATGGTGAAACTGATATTATGAGTGGAGCACAGATCTATGAATTGATCTTTGACAGCGGTAAACCTTGGATGCTCAGTGCCAACGGAACTATCTTTACACATGAGCGTGAAGGTATTATTCCAGGACTGCTCAAGCGTTGGTATGCCGAAAGAAAAGAAATGCAGGCCAAATTAAAAGATGCAATTAAAGCGGAGAATAAAATTGAAGAAGAATACTGGGACAAAAGACAGCTCGTCAAGAAAATTAATCTTAATAGTCTTTATGGTGCTATTCTCAACGCTGGGTGCCGCTTTTTTGATAATAGAATCGGTCAGTCAACAACC